TTTACTGCAATCTCATTATGTAAAATCTTTTCCATATCAGACATAGAATGAAGAACACCTGAACCGCCAGTAAAGGTTGTTTCTTCAGTCTCGGCTACTTCTTTACTTAGTAAGTCGCCATAATTATCAAAGAAAAAGTCAGTAAGATTTTGGTCGTGATCTTCAAGCATAGGTCTTTGCATAACAACTTCTTTTATGTGTGGTAGTTGTATGCCCCAGCGTCTAAATGTTTTTTGAACCCAATCTATACCAGCGTAGGTATGTTTAATACCAAATTCACGCTCTATTCTGCTGGTTTCCATTGGAACAGCAAACAAAAAGTATTCACCTCGCTTCAGATCCAGTTCTGTTGCAAACGGATGTGGCATAACACTAAATGGATCAATTACTTGGATGTCAAAGCCCTTAAATACGCCCATATCAGACACTTCTGGTATAATTTGCAGGAATCCATTGCTATAAATTAAGCTATCTTTTACAGCCATGATGATCTTATTGTATAAATCTGTATCCTCTACAATCTGCTGGAACCTTTTTTGCATCATATCAGCAAAGAATACATCGTTTTTTTCTCTGGGCATAACATCAATCGTAGGCTGAAAGTCGCTAATAACAGGTAAAATCGTCTCTACAACAGCTAATGGAAAGTTGAATATCATCCTGGACTGGCTTTCTGTGCCTTTACTTGGACTTGCCCAATGTCTACCATAGTACAATCGCTCGTTTTTACGCCATCTATCGGTCTGTTTCTCTCTTGCTTTCTTTGATTTGTCTAACCAGGATCGTATTTGTGGTATACGTTCTGCAATATCTGCTACTTCATTTAGCACATCTTGCTGTTTTTCTGGCATATAATCCATACCAGCCATTACTTACCTACCTTACTTTGTGCAATTTTATGCGCCTGGTCAAATGACTTGCCATCCTGCATTGCGTTACGCATCTCTCGTAAATGTTTTTTGCTGTGATGCACAGAATGTTTAAGCATCATATCTACCTGTTCGGGAGATAAACCTATCAAAGACACACCTTTTAAGGTCTTTTTATTCTTGGCAACCATTGCCTTACCATATTTTGCTTTTTCCATGACTATCTTCTGGATGCCCTGGCGTTATCTATCAGGTTCGGATACGGTCTACCAGCCTTCTTTGCCAATGCTTTTGCATACGCCTTTTGGCTTGGTGTTAGTTTCTTGCTTTTCTTCTTGGGATTCTTCTGCTCCCAAAATGGTTTATGTTTAGGCATTCCATAGATCCTTTCTGGACCAGTAATTAGGGCTAAAGATGTCTTTAGCTGTACTCTGTCCACTTTTGTTTTTGATTCCTGCTGATCGTTTTAAGTAATTACTTCGAGCCTTTGCACTGTAGTTATGTCGATAACTCTTGTGACCATAGTTTACGATCTTCACTTTGTCACCTTTCTTTGCAAGGACTCGCTTCTTAAATCTTCCTGACCCTGTATATCGCTTCGGTTTGTTGTACCCTGGAAAGGTTTCTCCTCTGTATGTAACCGACATTATTTAATTTTTATAATCTTAATATTTGATTTTTTATTTCTTGTAGGATGCTTCTTACCTTTTAACCATTTTCCCTTTTTTGTATTACTCATCCATCGATAATTATTTGTTTCTTTTACATACGATGGTCTTTCACCTGATTCAATGGCTGTTTTATAGTCATATCCTCTACCTTTTCCTCCATCAAATTCTGCAATACTTCTTTCCATATGCTTGATAACATCTACAGGTTCACCTGGATAACTTTTTCTTAAATCTTTATACCATGCTTTAATTTGTGGATCATTCTTTGCTATAGTTTTCCAATTTGACATTAGATATTGTCCCATTGTGGTTGTGTCTGGTCTACATCCACGATAATCTTGTCAATAAATCTTTGTGTATCTGTACGGGTATCTGGCTTCTTACTACTTTTTACTATCTCTCCGACCATATATCGTAAACTATCCACTGCGTGGTCATCTTTTTTTAATGGTCTTTCTGGCTGATTTAGGTCTATCCTGGATGCACTTGGCTGTTCCCATTGGTAATTGGTCATCTCACGCTTTAGATTTTCACAGCTACGGGTAATAAATATCTTATTGTTCTTGATATACTCTGTCACTTTGTCGATACCACCCTGGACATCGTTGTTTGCATTGATCACAGGAATACCCAGTTGTCTGTACCTATTGCCTATGGTTTCTGGATCATCCTTCTTTCCTGCACCTGTAGACGGGTCAATCACATAGGTTTCGTACTTACCTTCATTGAGATATGCCTTACACATTCTTGCATGATAGTCTACATCATGCCCAGCTTCGTAATGCTCTCTGTATATCCAGATCTTATCATCCTGGTCTACTGCACCCCACAGGATAGCTGTCGGGTTTGTACGCCCATGATCAATAGCTATAAATCTTCTCCAGCCTGGATCAGGATTAAAATCAGGTACGATGTGTACACTGGGCTCGAAATCAGGATATATTTGTCCTTCAAACGCATCCCAGGATCCGTATAAATAACGATTAACCCATATGTCATTGTAATTGTTCTTTAGATTGTCTACATAGCCTTCAGGTAGGTTACGTAGGTTTTCCTCTGTCTTTGCGTTAAAAATAGTATTGCCTGGTACAGGATCATGAATAAATCGATGCCACACCCAGTTATGCCCTAATGGGTTGCCAGTAATCCAGCATTGTGGTGTAGCTACAGCCCGTAAACGACCTAATAACGTTAGAAATACCTCTTCGGATACCTCTTCTGCCTGGTCTATGTAAAACCAGCCTAAATTAATCGATAACAGCTTTGCTGGATCATCCAGGGATCTAAATATAATCTCATGCCCGTTAGCAAATATGACTCTGTTTTCCTGTTTCTTGTACTCATAATGCACACCTGGTAAGAATCCTATCAGGTGTAACAACTCAAAAAAAGTACGTTGCGTACTGTCTCGTAATTCTGGGTAGGTTTGCCTGGCTATCATGCCTAATTGTGGCTTTTGTTTCGGATCCAGGAGTCGTGTTATGCCTTTTAGTATTCCTGCAAATGTTTTCCCGTTACCAATGCCACCAAAAAAAGCAATTACCTGATCCTGGCAATTCATAAATCTTGCTTGGTTTAGGTTTAGTTTTATTTTAGACATCGGCTAACTCGATCTGTACTACTGGCATTTTAATTTCGCCATCTACCTTGTGCTTTTCTGTAAACATGGCCAGGTGTTTGCCCTGGAGTTCACTTGCTTTCAAGCTGACTGTATACTGTTCGCTTCCTTCGGCCTTTTGACGTACTCTTTCTATATCTTCCAGGACTTTATCTGCTGTTAATTGTATTCTCTTCTCTCTTTCGCTTTTTAAACGCTGTATTTCATCCTGTATGTGAGGTTTTGTGAGGTTTTCGTATCCCATTTCCTTTGCAGTTTTTTCGCTGTATCCTGACCGAATACAGGCTTGAGTCGCATTTAAATCAATAAGATACTCCTTGCAGAACATTTTTTGTTTCGTGTTCAATTTAGCTGTAGCCAATGATCACCTCTGCTGGATAATAACCAAATCGCATAGCACTTACAGCCAAATGTGCCCAGAGTACCTGAATGTCATCAAAGTCATCAAATGCGTAATCAACATCAATGTTTATACCTGGTCCCAATTTGGTTGTTCCTCTGGTTCAGTCTTGTTTAGGTCTATGGAAGGAGAAAGGGGCCTGTTTGTTTGTCCTCTGTGATACACCCAGGCCCCCAGATAAAATGCAATAAGAGTAATTGTACCTTGCACTATTAAATAAAAAAGTTCATTCATTTGTATGTCAAAATTCAAAATAGTGAGCAACCAGATGCAAATTTTCTATGATTTTTTATATCGTTTTTCAATATCCCATCCCCATTTTCTTAATTCTACTACGCCACCCCTGGTGTACGATTTAATAAATGCTTTCTGGAAGCTGTAGAATGCTTTTACCAATCCACCTTTTGGCGTACAAATCCATACAGAGTTATCTTTTCTCATCTATTTTTATTTTTTAATCTTTTGTTAATATCAGTTAATAACTCAAGATAAAAACCCATTAATCCATCATAGTCATCTATCTTCTTTTCAATCCTGTGTAGTCTATACAATGCACTTAAATTCAGCAATAATATCATTAGCATGGTAAACTCCCAATACGGAAAATACTCTACGCTAAACAATGCTTCCCAGTAGTATCTCATTTTTTCCCCTCTACATACTTAACAAACTCTCTAAAATGATACCATTG